AGAGCAATCGGGGCAACAGAAATATTCTACTAACACTACAACAAGTAAACAAGAAATACTATCACCATGTCTAACGTCTTCATTACTGCTGCTGAATTTTTGAAAACTTACGGGACCAAAGATACACGATCCGTTAACGACTGCTACTCTATGTTTTCTGCTACTGGGCAGAACTTCCTGAATTTATTCATGCATAGTAGTCCAAGCATCAAGACTTCTTTCAGCATCAATGAGCTGGGCAGAAACGAAGATATCAAACTCCATGAATCGGAATTTCTGGAGGACCATCAATGCTACAAACATTTTGAGAAATTTGGTCTAGACTTCACTTTCTGTGGTCACACCATGAACATTGTGGTATCTAAACCTGATGTGAAAAACACTGGATGCAGATTTGTCCAACATAACCAAATCTTTTTACCAAATCAATCCACCTCTGAAAATGTAGGAGAAGATCTTCAGAAGGAAAAGTTTCATGAAATTACAAACATTGAAAACTATTGCATGACTCCAAATGCTTGGGTTATAGAGCTGTGTCTCAGAAGCAACTTTTTTATTTCTGCAAGTGGTGATTACAAAATTGAGTATGGTTATCCAGTTATGGGAAAGACTGTATCCTACTGGAGAGAAAATCTTCCAAAGGAAAAGATGTTGTCAGTAAATCAGAAAGTCTTACAAGGAACATCCCGTCTCACAAACAGGGTCTTGTCTCCATCTGCAGCCAAGGCTATCCAGGTAGCTGCAGAGCTTGTCAAAGATGAAAACACAATTCTATCTGTCAGACAATTATTGACAGAAGATATAAAATCGCAATACAGAATCTGTTTTACTGGTGCTCTAGAGGAAGGATCTTTTACAAGGACTTACAAAATCCGAGCTGGCCAACAAGACAGAATCATTTGCATATATGCCAAAACAGTTATTGATTCATCTTATGAGTCAACTACTCTGATTGTTAAGGTGGTGAACAAATCCATCCAAAGCAATTATCACGACATGCTGCAAAACCACTCTGACTGCAAGGCCGTCTCATCTAGCCTTGGAATTACAGATTCATTCAATGGAGATCCTAATTACAACCAAATCATAGCAAGAAGTCTTATCAAGACACACACATTGTTTGCTCTCGAGTTATCTAAGTACTTAGAAAAGAAGGTGATCATTTTCATGCTTTATGAAAAACAGCTAACGAAGAAGACAATGCCTTCTCCAGTGAGGGACTTGGCTTATCTTGAAGACAGTGACGGAAATGTTTATTTCACATCAGAAACATTAAAAATGCTACCAAAATCACTGTCAACAATAACATATTTGAAAGGGATTGCTCCTAGCTGCTGGAAAGAGTCTATTGAAGACCAACACTTCTATGTTGAATATAAACAACCAACAACTAGTACGCAAACTGCATCAGGAACAAGCAGCTAGATAGACACATATCTATCATGTCTGCAAGTCGCTGTCAGACGTTGTTTCTAAGTATTAGATATATTTTATATTAATCAGATATGTATTTAGTAAGTCTTATATAAGTTTGTGTGTGTTTGTTTCAGCTTGTATTTTGTAGAGTTAATATATATCTATAATTTCTTTTCTGCATATAAAATGCCTGTGTATCTAAAACAATAGTAATATTAAGTGTGTAAGTTAGGTCTATATATAGCTTACTAATTACATATAGATTCACATGTATATTTACATATACATACATATATATTCATGCATTCACGGAAATATACATCCATGTATGTGTATATATATATGCATGTACATGTAACATCACATGTTCACATATGCACGTATATGTGTAATTCTATATATCTTTGTGTACACTTATATATGTGTGTATTAATAGTTAATATACAAGTAAATCGACAAAACAAGAAAATCAACAAAAAAAATTAAAAACAAAAAAGACAAAAAAGACCCTTCGGGGCACTCTTGGAGAAGTTAATAGTTTATATTTCCTGTATATGAAATGTATGGATGCTGAATACTAACTTTAAATATTACTTATCTTCAACTTGATCAATGTCACCATTTAAGAACAGATTCTTTGAATAAAAATCTTTATAATTCAATCAATGGGTTTTATCATTAGAAATCTGTCAAAATACATCATCATACTCATATGATTGGATTGATCTGCAATGAATCTTGCCAAAGGTGCCTCGAAGGGTCTTTTTGGTTTTTTTTGTTTTTTATTTTTTATTTTGTTTTCTTTTTTGTTTTATTTAACATATTTACATTGCACACTCGGAAAGTTCTTATTAACTTACTAATATATTGCAAATACATTTATACTTATAAAAGCACACGCAAACACGCAAAACACACAAAAAACTTTTTATTTCTTATATAAAATTAAACTACTAACTAATTATTTTAAATTAAACAGATTACAGCGATATGCTTCCTCTCTTGGTAGGCTTGCTAGTGCTTGCATTGTTACTTCCAAAATCATCAACCACTGCTTTGGCTGAAAATGCTTTTTCAAGATAAGCAATCTGGTCTGAATATTTCTTCAAGGATATGGAACTTGCTGTTCCAGGTGAACTAGTCTTCAGAATGTCTGTTGCTGAATTAAACAACTTCTCTACGTCTCCTTTGAACTCAATTTGAGCTGCATCACACACCCGGGCAACCTTACACAGCTGTTCATATGTAGAAAAGTTTTTTATCCCAAGACTTTGTTTCTTCACATTTTGGAAGTATGCAAGAGGGAAAGTTACGGGAGCCATAGGGGAAAGGCTAGACAGTAAAGGTAGAGGACCCCCTACGCACAGCATCAGTCTGGTTGCAGCAAGATCAAAATTAGGAGGTACATTCAGGCCATAAGCAATAACCATAGGAAGCGACATCAGTTTTGTATACATGTCTTGTTGAAGTTTTTGAGTTGTACATTCTTCCACCATTTTTGCCATAAGAACTCTAAGGACAGCTTCAGTCCTTTTAAATGTCCATGTTTTCTCATCAGCATTATCAGAATTTTGTGCAATTTGCTTACCACAAAAAACAAATTGATTGTTTTTACAGGCAGCAAATATCTGCTTCCTACTCTTCAGTATGGTTATTCCATTGTTGAAAGTAAATTTCCCAAAGATATCAGCTTTATTATCATCATAGAATTTAGAAAAGCTGAATCCAGGTGTTACCTCGTCCAGCTCTATTTCAATGTCTGCGGCTCCTCCAGCTAGCAATTCCTTTATTTTCTCGTTTGACAAAGTTTTCCTGACGTTAGACATGTTGTTTACGGGTGAAACAATTTTTTTGGTAATCTTTCAGAAATATTCTTTTTTGCCTCGATTGCTCT